TACAATTTTTCTTGAAACACACCTGGGTTAGGTATTAAGTTTGCCCTATGAGTGACGGATACATAACATCGAAGCAATTATCTGGTAACGAAGGCTTAACTGGAGTAGCTGCTAGGGAGGCAGAGGAAGAGGAAAGAGCATGGGATGATGCTGTGCTCGAAATGGCTGTTGAAATTCTAAAAAAAGAGAAAGAAAAGAAAGAAAGTAATATAAAGAAAGAAAAGAAAGAGAAAAAAACAGTTGCTAACAGTTAAACAGTTATATGCCATATGTCTTCGATTTCAATAGAATGGCTAGCTCAATTACCGCTTGAGGAGCAGGAAAAGGTATTGTCTAGGCTAGCTAAAAATGACGATTTATGCCCCATCGAAATTAATGGAAAAAAATTCTTTGTGCCTGAAGAGGTTATTTTTTTGATTGATTCTCTTTGGGCTCAGTTAGGAAACGCAGACCCTTTTCCACAATCAGGATGAAGTCTGAGACTATCAAAGACAAGGAACACTTTGTCTATGAACACATTTCTGAATTTTACGAAGGACATCCTAATGTTTCTCCACATGAGGACTGGAGGGATGGAAAAGAGGGAGATTGGGTTTGGAGTGATGATGGGAATATTGTTCAATTGCTCAAGGTAAATAGCATCTCACATCCTAAAGATTCCAAGAACTACAAATACGCAAAAGGGTACGTCAGAACTATCGTAGGTACTTTCCTTACGGACTCAAAGACCTTCATGGATACTGACTTTACAAGACATCCGAATAGGTATACTTTCTCTAGAACGATTACTAATCCCAATAAGAGAATGAAAGAGAGAAAGAGGGTTACTAATAAAGAAAAAATATTCGCAACAAATGTTGCAGTAGGAATGGGAGCTGTAAAAGCTTACATGGATGCCTACAATGAAGACTCAAAAAATAAAGCTAAGACAAAAGCCGCTGTGCTTTTAAAACAGGAGCGTGTAATGAAAGAAGTTGAAAAAGGTGTACAGGACATAGCCAAGTCACTTGGTATAGACCACGAGTACATTTTAAATAATTTAAAGATTCTTGCTGAATCATCGGCTGATGAGAATATTGCTCTTCAATCCTTAAAGGAACTAGGAAAAGCAATAGGTACTCTAGGTGGTGGTGTTAAGAAAATAGAGCAAGGAGTAATTGGTATGTTTCAAGGGTTCTCACCCGAACAAATAGATAAAGCAGAAAGAAAGATACTAGGAACGGGTAAGGAGGTATGATGGTTTGTCCAAATTGTACTTCAATGTACACAAAAAAGGATGGTAAGAAGAGAAGAAAAGATAAGCTTATACAACAATTCAGATGTAATTCTTGTAAGAAGTACTTTTCTGTTCCCATCGATACTGAGATTAAAGACTATAACCCGACCATCAAGCCTGGTGATATATTCTCTTATGAATCTAAGAGCGTAATAAGAGTTCATTGTCTTACTGATATTCATGTAGGTGCTCACGAGTTTGACTTAAAGAAGTTCTCTGAAGCTGTCTCGATGATATCTAAAGACCCAAATGCAGTTTGGTTTGGTAATGGAGACCTAATTGAACTAATTCCTCCTCACTATAAAATCTCTCAAAGGGGACAAATGATACCTCCAGATGAGCAGTATTTATCGTTTCTTCAATTGGTTGCTCCGATTAAGGATAAGTGTTTATTTATTCGTGGAGGTAATCATGATTTTCTCCGTAGTTTCAACATATTGGATTTTGATGTTTGTAAGACTTTGGCGGCTGAATTGAACGTACCTTACTACCAATATCCAGGTTATTCTAGAATTAAAGTAAGAGATAAGGAATGGTTTCTTGTTAGTGGACACGGTAAAAGTGGTGCAAAAAATGGCGACCTCGAATTGGATAAATTGGCAGCTGTTTACTCCGAAGGTGATGTATTTGTACTTGGTCATAATCACCAACTCTACGCTAAACCTGTCGATTCGATTAGGGTTGATGGTGATGAAGAGGCTCTTAAACGCCGCTGGTATGTGAGAGGTGGTTCTTTCTTAAGGTACGCTGAGTATGCTCGATATTCGATGTACCCTATTGTTAGAACTGGTTGGATTGCTATGGAGTTCTCCGATAAAGAGGTTAGGTGCTGGGAGAATTAGTATGAGGTATACTGACGAGTACAATCCAAGAAAGGGAGAGAAAAAGACAAGGCAAGGTTTTGGGAGAGGCTCTAAGTTCGGTATTAAGAATAGTAAAAAATATTATCGTAAAAAGAAAAGAGGGCAAGGATGAAAACTAGAAGGACGGTTAGTAAGCACGACATGAGGAGAGCTTTAGAGGGTTTACTTCAACATGCTCAGATTGTAGGGATGAGACTCGATGATATTGAAAAGGTTATACAAGACTACATTGAGTTTCAAAAGAATTTAGAAAAATTTAAAAAGTTCGTAGATGGCAAATATAAACAAAAAAAACGTAAGCGAAGCGGAAAAAGCACTACTCCTAGCTCAGAATGATTTAATTGCTTTTGGTAAGCTATTTCTTCCTAATGACTTTATGAGGAGTGAAACTCCTTTCTTTCATTATGAGATGGCTGATTTCATTGACGATAAGGATACCAAGCAGCTTGCTATTATCCTCCCTCGTGGGCACGGTAAAACCGTTCTTACTAAATGCTCTATCATAAAAGACTTCTGTTTCCTCGATGAGGATATGCATTTCTATGCTTGGGTATCCGCTACACAAAAATTATCTGTTGGAAATATGGATTATATTAAATATCATTTTGAGTTTAACGACAGTCTTAAGTATTATTTTGGTAACTTAAAAGGGAAAAAATGGACTGAAGAGGATATAGAATTATCGAATGGATGTAAGTTAATTAGTAAATCAAATGTAGCAGGTATTCGTGGGGGAGCTAAATTACACAAACGATATGACTTAATTATCCTTGATGACTTTGAACATGAGCAAAATACCATCACTCAAGACGCTAGAGCAAAAAATGCCAATCTTGTCACTGCTGTTGTTTATCCCGCGCTTGAGCCTCATACTGGTAGGTTGCGTGTTAATGGTACTCCCGTTCATTATGATTCCTTTATTAACAATCTTATCATATCTCATGACAGGAATAAAAAGTCTAAAGAAGATTTTGCTTGGAAAGTAATAACATACAAAGCTATCATGCCAAATGGCGCTCCCCTATGGGACAGTTGGTTTCCTCTAACCAAGCTAGAAGAGAAAAAGAAGTTTTACAGAGATTCTGGTACTCCTGCAAAATTTTACCAAGAGTACATGATGGAAGTCCAATCAGAAGAAGATTCGGTTTGGAGACGGCAGCATATCAAGAATTGGGAAGGTTATTATGAACGAGACGAAGAAGAAAAGGTTAATTACGTGGTTATTGATGGAGAGAAAATACCTGTTAATACATTTATTGGGTGCGACCCTGCTACTGATATCGATACTAAAGAATCTGATTTTAGCGTGATAATGGTAATTGCCGTTGATGTAAATAATAATCTTTATACTTTAGAATACGAGAGACATCGCTCTATCCCAACTATCGGAGCTAAAGGAGCTGATGGGAAACTTTTAGAAAAGTCAGGCGTAGTAGATTATATCATCGAATTATATAATAAATACAATTGCACCTCGGCAACAGTTGAGGATGTAGCTATGAATAGGTCTATATTTCAATCCCTAAATGATGAGAGAAGAAGAATAAATCGCTTCGATATAGCAGTTATACCTGAAAAACCAGGAGGAACTCAAAAAAGAAACAGAATTTATAGCGGCTTAAGTGGTAGATTCAGTATGGGAACAGTGCATTTACGAGAGAATATGTTTGATTTAACTAACGAAATCCTTACTTTCGGGCCTAGAATGGCTCATGATGATACCATAGAGGCTCTTTATTATGCTAATTTGCACTCATTTCCGCCGAATTACTCTCAAAATAAAGAGAAAAAGTGGTATAAGCCTCAAAGAAAAGCAAAAAGCTGGATAGTAGCATGAATAGAAAATACTTAGCATTACTTGAAAGAACTATGAGGGAGGACATGACTAACAAGAATGTTCATAAATTTCAAAATGCTTATAATATATATCTTCAAGATATTGGATTAGAGGATAAGTCCATAAAAATTGATGGAATGGGTGGGGAACAAACGATGAATGCAGCTTCTTGGTTAAGGTCTCATAATAAATACCTTGATGAAGAAGAAGCCTTTGAAAAGATACAAAATCAAACAGCAGAAGATAGATTAGAATTTTACAGGAATTGGGAGTTTACAAAACCTAGTGATACACTAGATGTCAAAAAATACTAATGCCTAGATTTAGTACTAAAAGTAAGAATAGGTTACACTCATGCGATGAGAGACTCCAGAAAATATTTAAAGAAGTTGTTAAAGGATTCGACTGCACAATCATTGAAGGTCATCGTGGCAAAGAAAAGCAGAATGCAGCGTACAAAAAGGGGAATAGCAAACTTAAGTTCCCAGATGGCAACCATAATTCTCTTCCTTCGACTGCGGTTGACGTTATTCCTTATCCGATTGATTGGGAAGACAGGGAAAGAATGAGTTATTTCGCAGGGTATGTGATAGGAATAGCTAAGAGTATGGGAATTATTCTCCGTTGGGGCGGCGACTGGGATATGGATACCAAAGTAAAAGATAACAAGTTTGATGACTTAGTACATTTTGAAATTAGGGGTGACAGGAGGAAATCTTAATTGGCTAGAAAAACCAATAAAATAAAAGCTAACGAAAATTATCAATTATGGAATAGAGCTAACACAGCTCAGAGAGCTAAATGGTCGTTTACCGCTCAAAAAAGTTATGATTTTTATCTCAATGAGCAGTTAACTACTGAGGAGGTGGATGCTCTTAGGGAATCAGGGATGCCTGACTTTATTATTAATCGTATTACTCCTATAATTGAAATAATGAAATACTTTACAACTGCTAATAATCCTAAATGGCAAGCGGTTGGGGCTGATGGAAGTGATGCTGATGTTGCTCAAGTACACTCTGATATAGCAGATTATTGTTGGTATCTATCCAATGGTAAATCTCTTTATAGTAGCGTTATCTTAGATGCGTTAACTAAAGGAATAGGGTATTTCCATGTAGATATTGACCAAGATGCGGATAATGGGAAGGGCGAAGTCCTATTTAAGAGAATAGAGCCTTTTGATATCTTTGTAGACCCTATGAGTAGAGATTTCTTATTTAGAGATGCTTCATTCATAATGATTAGAAAGAATCTATCTAAAACTCAATTAAAGTCTGAATTACCCGAATATGCTGCTAAAATAGATAAAGCTTCCTCTCCATCAGATATGAGAAGTTTTTCTGAGACAGATTTCAGAGATAGGGATAGCATAATCCAAGAAGACATTGGTGGAACTTTTAAAGAGGATGGTGATGATGATGAGATAGTACCATTCTATGAGTGCTACAAAAAGGTCAAAGTTCCTTTTTATAATATCCTTAGACTTGTTCCTCCTTCTGAAGAGGAGATGGCTCAGATAAAACAAACTGTTGAAGTTAAAATAAAAGAGTTCACAGCAGAGGCTCAAGTAAAATTAGCTGAGACAAATGCTAAACTTGACCAAGCTCTTCAATCTGGAGAGATTATACCTGAGAGAGCACAATTAGAGAAACAAAAAGCTCAACAAGAAATGGCTCAGTCAATTGAACAGGTTAAGCAACAGTTGATGTCTGAAATGCAAGAAGCTGCTTCAAGAACTGAAAATAGCATAGTATCTGAAAAAGAATATAAAGTTTTAATGGAAAATGAAGAAATAGCTGCAACGATTATGCAGGCTAATAAATTTCATCAAAGTAGGATAAAATTAACTTGTTCTCTAGGAGAAGAGACGTTTTTATATGAATATATTCTACCAATATCTGAGTATAACATTATTCCTATTCCATATACTTACACTGGGACTCCATATCCGATGTCAGCAGTTGTTCCTTTAATTGGTAAACAACAAGAAATTAATAAAGCTCATCAAATTATGATTCATAATGCGAACTTAGCTTCTAATTTGAGATGGCTATACGAAGAGGGCTCAGTTCCTGAGGAGGAATGGGAACAATATTCTTCGTCAGCAGGTGCTCTTTTAAAGTATCGACAAGGATTTGCAGTACCCACACCAGTTCAACCCGCTCCTATAAACAATGCATTTTATAGCATTACTCAAGAGGGAAAGCAAGATATAGAGTATATTAGTGGTATTTATTCGTCAATGATGGGAAATACTAAAGACCAACCTGAAACTTATAGAGGTCTTTTAGCTAATGATGAATATGGTACTCGCAGAATTAAAGCATGGATGCAGGCTATGGTAGAACCATGTCTTGAGCATTTAGGTAGAGTATTTAAAGAAGTTGCTCAAAAAACATATACAACCAACAAAGTATTTAGGATAGTTCAGCCAGAAGCTGGGCAGTCAATCCAAGAAGCTGAAGAAAAGAAGGTAGAAATCAATATTCCTATATATAACGATTATGGGAAAGCTATTGGTAAATGGATGGATTATGAAACAGCAAGATTTGATATAAGAATAGTAGCAGGAGCTTCAATGCCTATCAATAGGTGGGCTCTTATAGAAGAATATTTCAGATGGTTCCAGGCTGGTTTAATTGATGATATTGCGATGTTAGCAGAAACTGACATTAGAGGTAAGAAACAAATTGCCCAACGAAAGTCATTATACTCTCAACTATCGTCTCAATTGGAACAATTACAAGAAGCTGTAAAAGATAAGGAGGGGACTATTGAAACTCTAGAGCGTCAATTAGTACAATCGGGTATTAAAGATAAGATAAGAAACGCTGAACATGATACGAAGAAAGACGTTCTTCAGACACAAGCTCAACAACGCATGATGAGAGGTCTTATGCAGGGTGAAATGAGCAATTTTAAGAAAGACCTAAAACGAGAAATTGATAAGCAAAAAGATAATGCTAAAACAGAAGAATAGTATTGTATTAATGCCTATCAAATGTCTAAATTACGAGCAAATTAAAGGAGCGTAAGAATTATGGCAGATGTACAAACAGGCAACACTCAAGAAGAGTCCCCTGATGTGGACATTCTAAATTTAGATGAACAAACGCAATTAGACGGCGATTCTCAGGCATTTTTTGATGACCTGGATAAGCAAGTCAATAGTGTAGTTTATGATGATGATAATATTACTCAGCTAACCTCAGATATGGACACCAATAACAAGGAAGCCCAGAGCCCTGAAGTAACAAACGCAGGAGACCAAGATTCCAATAACACGGATGTCGATAACCTGCAGAATCGGTATTCCGCTTCGAGTAGAGAGGCTAAGAGATTAAATACTAAGCTTAACGAACTTGAACCTTATATGCCGATTTTAGATGCGATGAAAGACGACCCCAATTTAATTAATCATGTGAGAAATTATTTTGAGGGTGGTGGAAACGCGCCGAATAGCATGAAAGAACAACTTCAATTAGATGAGGACTTTATGTTTGATGGGAATGATGCTTTTGATAATCCTGATTCGGATTCTGCAAGGGTACTCAATGCAACCATAGATGGGTTAGTACAAAAGAGGCTGAATAATTACGCTGTTAATCAGAAACAAGAAAATGCTAGACTCGCTTCTGAGAGTGAGTTTAAGCAGAGATACGAACTTTCTGATGATGACTGGACAGATTTAGTTTCTTTTGCAAAGAGTAAACAACTTGATTTAGAAGATATCTATTATTTAAAAAATAGAGAGAATAGGGAGCAAAATATCCAACGCTCAGCTCAAGAAGAAGTCGGAAGACAAATGCAAAATGTGAGGCAACGACCTCAATCGTTAGCATCTTCAGGAGCATCCCAAGAACAGGAACAAAGCCCAGACAATGAAGTGTTCGACAAGCTATTAGGCGGTGAAGATTCTATTAACCGTCTACTAGGCTAAAGGTCGAATAGCCATTATATAGTAGACATTTAAAACGACTGGAGTTTTATAATGGCACAATCAGACGCTACGTACCCCGTGGCAACCCCATTATTTCAAAAACACAGTACGGGATTAACTGAAGGCTATGCGGCATCGCAGGGCTCGTCGCTCGGTACAGGTGACCTTCGGAGAAAGTATAATTTCGCTGAGAGATTTACTGAGCTGGCTATAGACCAGACACCTTTCTTCAGAATGGTCGCTAAAGTAGCGAAGAAACCTACGGATGACCCATCTTTCAAGTTCACAGAGAAACGCCAATCATGGATGAAACGTTATTGCTACGTTGTCGGAACGATTGAAAGTGGTACTACGGATGTATTTAATAATGCAACCTTAACCGCTCATGGTGGTGACGCTACAATTGCAACCGCTGATGTGTTGAAACTGTATATGGCTACTGACTATAAGTCAGCTGGTAATATACAAAATGTTTCAGGACAATCAACTGGTGCTATCGCAATTGGTGCGACAGGGACAGCCCCTGAATTTCTCATGGAGAATCAACTTATCCAAATTAACCTATCAGCTACTGGCGGTGGAAGTACAACTGTATCAGATTATGTTACAGCTCGTATCACAGCAGTTGGTGCTGAAGCTACTAAGAATAGCATGCAGGTTAAATTGGTAACTGCTTCTGTTGTAAGAGCAGCTTCTGGAGAACTTACTTCATATGCAAGTAACGCACCCATAAGCACCGCTTATAACGTAGACGTAGCATCTGGCTTAGAGCCAATGCGTACCTATGTTGTGGGTAACTCTCACGCGGAAGGTTCTTCATTAGTTGGTAAGACTTGGAAAGATAATCCTTATAGTACAGGTTACGGACAGACTCAAATCTTCCGTAGCGAATTTGGTATGACCAATACTGCAAGAGCAACTGTTCTTAAATACGAACCCAATGAATGGGCTCGCGTATGGAGAGACAAGTTGATTGAGCATAAGTGGGATATCGAACAAGCTGGACTATTTGGTGCTCAGTTTACTGACGCAAACGGTGTTACTCACACTCAAGGTGCAGTTGACTACGTTTTGAATTACGGCAACCAATTTGGTTGGACTACTTCAAAAACTGTCGATGATTTCCTTGATGATATGAGCAAATACGTTGACCCTCGTTATAATCAATCCAAAGCAACAGTATATTTCTGTTCTACGGCTGTTTATAACTGGTTACATAAAATCAGTGGTTTCTTTTCTAAGAACCTCGGATTAGATGACCAAATTAGGGCTGACCTAGCCGTGACGGGTCGTAAAAAGGTCTTAGGTCTAGATACGACTACAATAAGTACAGTTTATGGCGACATGAATGTAATACGTTGTATCGCTCTTGACCGAAGCGCAGTTAAGATACTTGGTGTGAACTTAAATAACGTCAAGTACCGTCCACTGGTTGGAAATGGTATCAATCGTGATACATCAGTTTATGTAGGTGTTCAATCTTTAGAAAACACTGGAACTGATAAGCGAGTAGATATGATTCTAACAGAGTCAGGATTTGAATATCAAATGCCTGAATCTCACGCTGTCTGGAAATAGGCAACATAACTCTTGCTAGGCGAGGGGCTTAAGGTTTTTCACCTCCTTTCTGCCTTTTGCCCTGACCCTGGCGAGTTTTTTAAGGAATAAAATGGCAATTAAACTTTGGGAAAAAGTAAACAGTATAACTGGACAAACCAGTAAGAGCAGGAAACTACTTCCTTCTTTAGAGGCTGGAGCAAGGTTTCTAGTGGCTTCTCTCCCTGAGAAGTTCTTATGGAGTATTGCATCTACTATTGAAGTTAATGGATGGTCTAGTTCACAAACTGCATCAGTAACAGCTACTTGCACAAGAACTGATGATAGCCCAACGGTCACGCTAAGCTCTACGACTGGTTTGCAAGTAGATATGTTAGTATCAGGGACTGGGATACCAGAAGGCACAACAATATCTTCTATTTCAGCAGATACTAGTCTTGGTCTTAGTAAAGATGCCACTGCAAGTGGAAGTTCTACATTAACCTTTAAACATTCTTTGAGTGAAGGCTCAGGAATATCTTACGACAAAATTTTATCAGTTTATAGAGAGGATGGATATGATGGTAATGGGAATAAAATAAAACGAATAGCTGAAGAAGTATCAGATAAGGGTGTACATATATTTGATGAATCCTCATCATTGTTACGACCCACTAAAATGTTCCCTAAATTTTATAAACTATCAGGAAAGATTTATATTAAACCAGCTCCCGATTATAATGATTCTACGACAGACCAAACCTATACGAAGGTAGGAGCGTCTTCGGCGGACACAATGACAGCAGGGACTGGAGATAAAGGGGTAATAGTATATGCAGCCCCACCAACAATTGATGAAAATTCAGAACAATGGATTTTAGCAGAATATGAGAACGTAGCTCTCTATTACGCAGCTTCTTTAGATATGAAGAGATTGTGTCAATCTTATAGAGATACCATAACAACTCATTTAGGAACAGTAACTGGTACTTATTTGGTCAATTTCGAGTCTACTTTACCTACCTATACTAAGGTAGTTGCACCAGTATCACTTGATTTACCTACTCTTTCCTCTTCTCAAATAAATATAACAATGGATACTATTCCAGATTATGTTGACCAAACAATGACATCACTTCCATCGGTAACGGCTTCCTTAACAGTGGATGGATATCCTGTCCCTCCTGATATGCCTACCCTTACAATGCCAAATTTAGTAGCTGCTCCAAACATAAATTATGTACCACCTTCTGATATTACATTATCTAATACATTGACAATATCGGGAGCCTCCTTACCAGATTTTAGTCTACCTCAACATGCTTTTGATTGGGGACAAACGGATGACGCTCTTACAAAGGCTCAAAATTTAATAGATAATGCAGGTACTACTGGTTCAGGGGGAGACCCT